TCTTGCAGGTTTCGATCCTGTCATGATCTCCCTAATCCGCAGAGCAATGCCTAATCTCGTTGCTTATGATATTTGCGGTGTTCAACCAATGAGCGGTCCTACTGGACTAATCTTCGCAATGAAGTCTCACTATCAGGAGCAAGGTTCGACCCTCCGTGGCGGTCCTGAGGCACTCTACAACGAGCCTGATAGCAACTTCTCTGCTTCTTCTGCAGGTTCTGCTGTTTACAACCAGACCAACGCTGCTGGCGGCGATGACACCCACCCCCGTGGTACTGTCAATCCTTCTAACCCAGACGCAAACCCAGGTCTCCTCAACGATGGTGGCACCTATGAGCGTGGCGAAAGAGGAATCGAGAGACAGAACGCTGAGACCCTAGGTTCAGGCGCAACTCTGTTCAACGAAATGTCATTCAGCATTGAGAAGACTGCTGTTACTGCACGTACCAGAGCTCTCAAAGCAGAATACACCCTAGAACTAGCACAAGACCTCAAGGCAATCCATGGTCTTGATGCTGAGCAGGAGCTTGCTAACCTCCTCTCCAGCGAAATCCTCGCTGAGATCAACCGTGAAGTTGTTAGAACTGTTTACACCATCGCTAAGCCTGGTGCTCAGAACAACGTTGCTAACACTGGCATCTTTGACCTCGACGTTGATTCAAACGGTCGTTGGTCAGTTGAGAAGTTCAAGGGACTCATGTTCCAAGTTGAGCGCGATGCAAACGCAATCGCTCAGCAGACCCGTAGAGGTAAGGGCAACTTCATCATCACTTCTGCTGATGTTGCTTCTGCTCTCGCAATGTCTGGAACCCTTGACTACTCTTCAGGTCTAGGCGGCGCTGGTGGTCCTTCCATCGGTGAAGTTGATGACACTGGTAACCTCCTAGTAGGCACCATGAACGGAAGAATCAAGGTCTATGTTGATCCTTATTCAGCAAACGTTTCTAACAACCAGTACTACGTTGTTGGTTACAAGGGAACCTCACCTTATGACGCAGGCGTTTTCTACTGCCCATATGTTCCCCTCCAGATGCTCCGTTCGATCGATCCTAACACCTTCCAGCCTAAGATTGGCTTTAAGACTCGTTACGGCATGGTTTCGAACCCATTTGTTGAGTCAGTAGCAGGCACCCCTGACGCTGAGCAACTCACCGCTAACGTCAACCAGTACTACAGAAGAGTACTTGTTAAGAACCTAATGTGATCTAAGTTCACATATCCTGACAGGGACCCTACGGGGTCCCTTTTTTTATGGTTAAATAGAGTGTAAGATATTTTTATTATTATGCCAAGCGGGCGACTGAGCAAGGTTGATATTCTATCAAGAGTTTATAAACTCAAAGATGGTTTGTACAATGGCGAAAATTCAGATAAGAACTCTGACTGGCATGATGGAGCACATGAAATGCTCAGTAGAATTCTTGACATGTTAAATGAGTATAATACGTGATATGAGAATAATTGATCCAAAGGAAATTTTTGCTACCAATCATTTTAACTGGAGGACATTTCATTATGAAATTGGAAACTCTCAAAATAGAATAGTAGTCATAAGAAACTTTTTTAAAAATCCAGATCTGTTAAGAGAGTATGCAGAATCTGTTGATTATGTTGATACTATTAATGGTCAAGTTAGTGGGATCCCAGGATATATTCATAGGATTGGTAATGGTATAAGCACTGTTATGCGACCAATCATGTCAATTGCTACCAATGAATTTGAAGCAAGTGAAGATTTTGTTTTAGAAAATCCCCATAAGTTCACATTCCAAGTCTATCCAATAGACAAAGAGTGTAGGAAAGCAAGTCTACATCCACACACGGATAATGTTAGATACGCGGGTGTTTGTTCTCTGAACAAGGATGATGAATATGAAGGCAGTAATAATGGCACAGCACTCTGGAGAAATGACACAACCTTAGAGGAACACACTTTAAGAGACTTTAATTATAGAGCAAAGAGAGTTGAAGCAAGAGCAGTTGAATATGTTAAGTTAGATCCATCAACGGTTGACATCCCAGGTTGGTCTATCTATCATGTGATCCCGCATAGTTATAATACTTTTGTTATGTACGAAGGTAATATGTGGCATTCTCCATACTTTGATCTTTCAAAGTGGAAAACTAATAGAATAACGTTCAATTGTTTTCTCGACTAATGAATCAATCCACACTCATCTTAATACTATGTTTGTCACCCCTTGCTGTGGTATTCGTTGTAATGAAGATGGTTTTGTGGATTGGAGAGACCGCTGCATTTCGTTCTGAAACAGAAAAGTTACAGAGGATGCAGCATGGTCCATACATTGTGTGGGATGATGAAGAGGAAGATGAATGGAACTAGACTACCTCTACAAGGAGATCCGAAAAATGAAAAACAAAATTTTAATGGAAGAACCTTGCCCACTGTATGAACCAGAGTGGGAAGACGTTACAGATTCTGAAAAAGACTGGCAAGATTTCTGGGAGAATGAGGATGTCACACAGGATGACTGACATTAAACCAGATACATTAGTAACAAAAAAAGAATGTAAGGAGATGATCGATGATGCAATCCGTAGACACAATCGCAATGCTTCAATTATTTCTATGTGTGTTGGTTGGGTCGTTCTTGCTCTTTTTGCTGAAGGTCTCCTCAGATTGATAGGCGTTATTCCTCCAGTCTTACCATGGCTCAACATTACCCTGAAATAATAGGCATAGTACTGTTACTGATATTTGCTGCCACAATGTTTTATCAAGGCACGATGATCATGAGAGGTCATCGTGGGTATCGTCATTGCGAGAGAGAAAAACAAAAGTCAGAAGAAACTAGAAGAAGAATAGAGGAACTACTCAAGGATAAATAACTAGTAGCTTGGGAAGTTGACATGGCATCTGAGTGGTATAAGGAGCAACCTAAAAATAGAAACTTTTTAAATCCTATTGGATTTCTCTTGAAACTTCAAAAATTTGAAGGGGTTGATTTCTTCTGCCAATCAATAAATCTTCCAGATATTTCAATGCCTGTAACAAATATCGCATCACCATTTAGGAATCTACCTATTGTTCCAAGTGGTGGTGTCGAATTTGGAGATCTAACAGTATCATTTATTGTTGACGAGGAACTATTGAACTATCACTCAATCCACAAATGGATACGAGACAATGGAAGAGCTGATAGTAATGCAAATACACCTAAAGAGGATGAGTATTCAAACGCACAGTTGCACATACTCACCTCAAATTATAACACAAATCATATCATAGAATATAAGAACATTTTTCCATATTCTTTGACACAGTTACAGTTTGATGCTACAGTTAATGATGTGGACTATATTACTGCCGTAGTAACATTTAAGTTCCAGGAAATGTTTATTCGTGATGAATCATTTAAGCTTCTATGAATTTTGAAACACTGAAAAATAAATTTGAAAATTTGAGGGAGGAGTGGGCAGAAGATAGCGCAGTTGACTTCCAGTTTAAGAACAAACAGTATACCACAGATCTGGGACAACTCGCGTTAGACATCCCTTTTCAACATAATAAATACTTAAACCATTACACTGACATCTCGCAGATCAAGACTTCGTTAGAGTTTGAGATCCGAAAGTTGGTTAAAGAGAAACGTGAGTATTATTCTGGTGAGGCAGACGCAAAGACTTACGCCTCTAAACCATTCGGATCAAGCATAAAGACTTCAGAGAAAATGAAAACTTATCTTGAGGCAGACGACGATATCGTTAACCTTGAGGCAAAGATCAAATACCTAGACCAGATGTTGTACTGGTTGGATCAAGTCATGCGTCAAATTTCTAACAGAGGGTTCCAGATCAAGAGTGCCATTGAGTGGGAGAAATTTGTAAATGGACAATAATGACTCTCCTATCCGTAAAAAAGAAGAATGAAGTTTACGTAACTATTCAGTCCGTGGAGCCCCATGTTCATATGGAGCTTGCGGACTATTTTTCTTTTGAAGTTCCCGAAGCAAAGTTTCTAAAGAAGAACCCCAGGTACAAATACTGGGATGGAACTATTCGTCTGTACTCTCCTGGTACAGGCGAACTTTATGGTGGGTTAATGGAACACCTTAAGGTCTGGGCAGATGAAAGACAATATCAAATTGAGTATGAAAAAAATGACTGGTATGGAGATGTTGAAGAGACAAATGATTTTGTTTCTCCTGCAGGCATCAAAACCTTTATGGACAAAATCACCAGAACGGGAATTACTCCACGCGACTATCAATACCGTGCAGTCTACGAAGCGATAAAGAACAACCGCAAGTTACTTCTTTCTCCTACGGGCAGCGGCAAGAGTCTCATGATCTATTCCCTCGTCAGATACTATACTGCTACCAACAAGAAAACTTTGATCATCGTGCCTACTACGTCCCTCGTAGAACAGATGGTCAATGACTTTAATGATTACGGGTGGAATGCTGATGATCATGTCCATAAGATTTACTCGGGCAAAGATAAGAATACTGATAAACCGATCATCATTTCAACTTGGCAATCTATTTACAAATTCCCTAAGCGTTACTTTGATGATATTGATTGTGTGATTGGTGACGAAGCGCACCTCTTCAAGTCTAAGTCATTAACAGGCATTATGACGAAACTTCATAATGCAAAATATAGGTTTGGATTTACGGGCACCCTTGACGGTAGTAAAACACATAAGTGGGTATTAGAAGGTTTATTTGGTAATTGTGAGCGTGTAACTAAAACAGATGATCTAATACGTCAAGGGCACCTAAGTAAATTTAGGATCAAAGTGTTACTGTGTAAACATGCTCCCCAGTATTTTGACACATACCATGATGAAATTGAGTATCTTGTTCAGCATCGTGGCAGAAATAATTTAATTAAAAACCTAGTCAAGGACATAGAAGGGAACACTCTTGTATTGTTCAACTATGTGGAGAAGCATGGAGAACCTCTTTTTGAATTGATAAATAACACCATAGACCCCGAGCGGAAAATCTTTTTCGTTCATGGTGGTACTGATGTTGAAGACAGGGAACAAGTCCGACAGATTACTGAGAGTGAGAATAACGCTGTTATCATCGCCTCTTACGGTACGTTCTCAACTGGTATCAACATCAAACGATTACACAATATTATTTTTGCTTCCCCAAGTAAGTCGCGCATCCGTAATCTCCAGTCCATCGGACGTGTTCTCAGGAAAGGCGAAGGCAAAGACATCGCAACCTTATACGACATCGCTGATGACATCGGCGGACAAAATTACACCTTACGACATTTGAATGAGAGAGTAAACATTTACAATGAAGAGAATTTTAAGTATGAGGTTATAAAAGTAAACCTTAGAGCAAATTAAATATGGAAGAAGAATTCTATGCAACGTTGAAGTTAGTATCAGGAGAAGAGGTAGTAGCAAAAGTCTGCTACCTTCCTGATGAAGATAAATTACTTTTAGATAAACCTTTAATGGTTGAAAACGCCAAACAAAAAAAGGGCAACGTTGAAGTCACTGGATTTCATTTGAAGGAATGGATTTCCGCCACGTTTGATGAAATGTTTATTATCAATAGAAATCACATAATCACAATGACTGAGATATCAGAAGATATCCAAGAATTTTATGAGAAAACTTTAAACAAGATAGAGGGTGGTAAGAACCTAGCAGGCAGAGGGGACAAACTCCCACGTAGATCTGGATACCTAGGATCGATTAAAGAGATGAAAAAATCTCTAGAGGACATCTATAAAAGAAGCTAAAAGCTATACCTCTCTTGAACCCTTGACAGAGTTATTGTACTGGGTTTCTGAGGTCATGTCAAGCCCCCTTTACAATTGACCTTTACCATGCTACACTTGATACAGATGATGTGAGAACACCGTGACAATCGCAGTAATGGCAAGAAAAAAACAAACAGAATATTACGTCAACAACAAAGAATTCCTTGCTGCGGTTATTGAACTCAGGAATTATTTTGCTGATGGAAAACAGTTAGGACACGAGACTCACAGAGAATCGATACGTTATTATCGAGAGCATAGGGATCGAAGAACAGCAACTAGATTTAAAAGATGCTACGAATACTTAGGCAATTGTTTTTCTAAGATCGCAACTCATCTGTCTTACAAACCAAACTTTGTCAACTACATGTTCCGTGAGGATATGATTTGTGACGGAGTTGAAAACTGCATTCAGTATATTCTCAATTTTGATCCTGAGAAATCCACTAACCCATTTGCCTACTTCACACAAATCATCTACTACGCTTTCCTACGCCGTATTCAGAAAGAGAAAAAGCAATTAGAGATCAAAGGAAAGATCCTAGAGCGTTCAGGATATGACGAAGTTATGCACACTGACACATACGATGGTACAATGTCAGGCATGAATGCTTCTTATTCTGACATGGGTAGCATCAAAGAGAATATTGAAACTAGAATGAATC